GTCACCGGCCTGACACATGGGGGCCCAAACACCACGCCCTACGTTGATGGCTCTAAGGCCATGCACTGGGATACCGTGTCAAGAATTTATGCCTCTAGTGCTGTGGCACAGTTTGCGGAGATACGTGCTGATATTGTGAGGCTCATTGACTCAAGCCCTGTCAACAATCCCAAATTATGGCGAACATCTGTCATCTACAAAGGCAAGGTTATGGCTTTCTACAGGATGAGAGATGTGGTCAATGACCCACGTGGTTACAGAGTGGACTGGTTTGCCATAAGTACCTTCCCCACAGTGGGGGCCATCAACATCTCCAATGATGAGGCAAGACCTGCCTATCTGTGGCCGCGGCAGAGGCTGCGCTCTCAAGAGTCTGAGCTTGCAGCTATGGCACCCCGCAGACTGAAGCTCGTGCTCTTCTCAATGGTATTAATGGCAAGAACAACAAGATGCACTCTGGATGAAATTGTGCTTGCATGGCAGAAACTAGCACTGACAGCCGTCACGGCAACCTGGGCATCAGGGGCAAACTTTGTGACTTGTAGACATCTTTCCGCATCTCTTAGTGCCCCAGCACCACCGTTCGATGCCATTGCTAAGAAGTTCAAATCTCCAAAGACCTTTTCTTGCATATTATACTTCAGGTCACTATCTATGTGCCTTGAGCGCTGGACCAAGCGGGACCAGTACCATGATAGATGTCCCATCCTAGGTCTGCCACGTGCGTTCTCACAGCTGGAAGCCTACTGGCAGGTGTGGGTGCCCGATGAGCTTGCAGATACAACCAAGCACTTCACTGATTGTGTCCTTGGTCTCTTTGACGAGTATATGGACTCAGATGCTACAATGAAAATCCGTGTAGATGACCTCATGAACCAACTGGCACTGCTCAGAAGGTCCGTCATCGACTATGATGACATCAGGTTCTCGGTCAGACAGAGCTGTAGCCTAGACACAGGGGGGAAGTTTGGCTGGTCAGCCTTTGGGTCCATGGCCTCCGGATATGCGCTCTCACTAGAAGGTTCACCGAAGAACTTTGACAGATCCTTCTCGCGCGGTGGGAGGGCAAGGAACTTGTCGGACCATCTCACAGTACGGCATTCAGGTAGGATAGCACCTGACGGTGAGATGGAGACTGGTACTGTTGCGGAAATGATCCTAAAGCAAGGGGTAGACAACTACTTGTCCACACTCCAGCCTGCTTGCAGGTTCTTCTATGCTGACAGGCCTTATTTCATGAACCATCCGAAGAATGGGGAGCATAAAGACCGTGAGATCTCGATCACTGATCCTGATTCGAGAATCATGCTCAATGATGCAGAGCATATATGTGGTGAGTATGGAAGAACTACACAGGTCGATATGCTCAAACGCAGTGACAAAGACGCTTTCTTTTACAGGCTTAGTAGCTCTGCGCTTCTCTCGGGAGGTGTTGTACAGGCATCTGATGCATCACGGTTTGCTGCCATGATGTCCAACATCGCGGTTGGTATCACCTGCTCAACACTATCTGTCCTGGGTGGCAGCGCCCACCTCTCGTCAGCAGCTGCTGTATACACCAGACTAGCCTCCAGGCGCATGGTGATTGATACTTGCGTCACCGATGAGATAGATAAAAGGCTAGAGCAAGACAGGGAAGTTGCTGACCTCGTTAGGTTGAAGAAGGCACAACAATGGATAGCTCACATGCCCAAGATTGGCCACCACGAGCAGAGAGAGCTGCGCACATACACTACCGCTAGCCACACGGGACAGGGAATGTCGCATGTTGGCATGAGCTTGGAGCACGGTGGTGCGCTGCTGATGTCCATAACAGCTGCCAAGCATGTTGAGATATATCTTGGGAAGAAATTGGTCCCAGTATCTGCTGTACCTCTGGTCACGTCCGATGATTCTACCATTGTGGCCAGGGTTGATGATACAAAGATTGACTATACAATGTCCCGGTCGGAGAGGCAGCGTGCTTGTCATATTTTCCTCATGGTGCAGCGTGCAACTAGGAGGATATGCCTCAGATCAGTGAGTGTGTTACCCAACCTTAGCAAAGAGAAAGTGTCAGGCACTGCAGGAGAATTCAACTCGCAAGATAATGGCATAGGTGTCACATGCCCGATCCTTGGATTCCGTGAGATGATCTGCCAACTCACCAGGCCATGTGCACCTTCTCTGATTACAGACCTACTGGATGCACATGCATATGGTCGGACTGTGGCGCTCTCAGGAATGGGGGTGGCCCTAGGCCTCATGGGGCAGACTCTTAAAATAGATGCAGTGGAACAGCGCTGGAAGCTCACCAGCTTGGAAAGGAAAGCCATTCTCGACAACCCCGCCATTCCAGACTGCCTGATCTCGGGTGCAACCACTGGTGAGATAATCACCACACCTGCTTCACTGATGCCATCCTGGTTGCGTGATGCCATGATGCAACTTGCCTTCAATATGCATGCGGAGTCAGAAGTAGTAGACGTGAATGCCCGTGATCTTGCTTTCACAGTGCTAGGCCATGTTCGTGTCAAGATGCGGAAGCAACACCGCACAGCGCTCAAACGCATCAAGGACAGGATCGCAATGCTGAAGGGGCAGGGGATGGTGCACCAGGCCAAGATGCTGGATGATAGTCTTGGAGCTACCCTGTCATCGGCACGGACCCGGAACATAGGCCGCATAGCGCAACGCATCAGAGGCCAGTATGTGAAGCCTGGCCCTTGTCTTGGTATGCCCTTTCAAAAGGCACCCATGCTCGAGTCAACACTTACGTGGTTTGACTACGTGGCTGGCATGCTAAAAGCAGTGAGGGTGGATCCTGAAATTTCAAAGCTTGGCGCCATGTACGGGACCAAGACGGTGTTCACTGCGCACGGTAGAGGGCGTTTCCCCGAGCCAGCCACGAGGAAAAGGGGGAAAGCACCAACAGCCAGGAAACCCGTATATGTACTATCTAGCTATGGTGCTACACCTTTTGGCAGGCACGTGGTCGAGCGGAGCGCCGCACTGGTTGTTGATGAGGTTGGCCCTGAGCAGAGGCGAGTCATGGCAAGATATATGGCACAGAGGCAGTACCGATCCATACCTGAGCACACGCTTTACGGCGGGAAACTCATGGTATCATGGAACCGGTTTGCAAGTGCAAGCCTGACCACGAAGGCTCCGAAGCTGGAAGCAACGCCATATTATGACATCACGACCCTGTGGGGCACGATGTGTGAGGAGTCCATTAGTTTCCTCAGGGACATTGAGTCGCGCGATAGAACGATCCCAGTGTTGGCTCTGAACTATGCGGGTGGTGGTGAGGCCAATTACCACTGCATCCACAATGGACGTGATTATTCTGTGACACTCCCCTTTGACCGTGAGACTGCAGTCAGGTTTGATGCCATACCGGCCGTGGCACGAGGTGGTGAGTCCGTGATATGTGCTCTCCAAGGATGGACTGAAGAGAGGACATGGTATGGGACAGGACCTGACGGTGATGAGATACGGGCCTTCCAGAATGCGCCAGGTGGCACTTATAAGAATGTTGACATGGAACGTGCATGGCTAGATCTCGAGAGGCAGAGCTATACACACATGCCCATGGCATCAGCGCTGGTAGAGCACGGAGATCATACAATACTATATGCCGTTGAGCCCAAGTTGAGCAGGTCGTGCCCACCCACACTACTACCATACAATAGGGCCAAGTTTCTGGCATCAATCGCTACAGGAGGTTATTGGTACACCGCCATTAAAGGGGTCTGTGTGCGCGCATACTTAAAGGGGCATCATGGTCTATCCAACAGCTGGACAGGACCCGTGCTGGGGTGGCGCATGGGGAAATCACCGGACCCATGCTACGGCTGGGAGCCTCCCGACCAAGGCACAGTACGATCTCTCACCATTGTTGGTGGGGTCGACAGTGATGAGCAGATCGCGGTGCTTAATCCCCAGGAGTATGCATACAGCCATTGCTACGTAGACCGTAGTGGCATGCACATGGTCCATGAGATGCATATTCTTGAGACCAGTGCCGACAATCTGTCACTGATCAGGAAGATTAATGGTGGAGACGCATTGTTCAATGCAGCACAAGGTGTGGCGCGCTTAATCGACTGCGCATTACCACCGCTCCGAGTGCAGCCTTCTACAATGGATGTCGAAGCCTGCAAGTCTGCGCTATGGGAAAGGACGCACCGCGACAGCGTCGAGATTGCTGACTTCTTCCTGTAGACCGCTAGGGATAGCAGTGTAGCACG